AATGTCGCCGTCTTCGTTGCACCGCTCTGGTCTTAATGTCTCAATAGGAAAATGCTCTACTTGTACTATTTGCGTGCGCTCTTCATTGTAAATAACCTGGACGCTTGCCTGTCCGAATAGCTTTAAGTCTATGGCTATTTTATGTAAACAGTCGTCTGTAAATAGTTTTTTCATTACAGCATAACCGTTTGGGTTTTTTGAACTGTCTGTAGCGTCTACGCCGCGCCCAGCTATAAGTTGAGCAATACCGTTTATTGCTGCCGAATTTGTTGGCGAGCCGTTAAAAAGGTCATTAAGGTAACCGTAGTAATTATTGTCAGCGCCATAGGAAACCCAGGCTTGGTTTTTGTCTTCAATAATTTCTGGCGACGTATAAGTATTTAGGTTTATAAATTTTAACCCAGGGTTGCTAGTCGGCTTTTTTGTTGTTTTTTTCATATTACATTACTATATAGTCATTATTGTAACTATCGTCTTTTTTATAAACTCCTTTATTAATTGAGTACGACAAATGTTTGTTTTGGTCTATTACTTGTGCGGTACAGAAAAATTTATCGAAACTTAAAGTTTCTTCTCGCTTATCGTCATTCCATGCGTAAGTTGCTGTTTGCCATAAGTCCTCGTTTTCGTTCCAAATGTCATAGTCGTATTTTAGTGAGACGTCGTAAAAATGTCCCTCTACTAAGTTAAAAACTCCAGTAACTTTTAAATAGTCGTTTTCCTGTACTATTGTAGGCGTGTAAACTACCACCTCGTTTGTTTGATCGTCTCGAAAATATATTTTATTTAAAAAGTCGTAATGCTTTGGTATAAAATAAAACGTTTGCTCTTCGGTTGTTGGTTTTAAAACTTTCATTATGTATATATAACGTGTAAATTTTGTTTTTTGCACAAAAAAAAGAGCGCATTACTGCGCCCTCTTGTTAGCCTTAGCATATACCTATAATAACCCCTATTATGCTGGCTGTATTTGTGAATTACTTACATTTCCAGTAACTACAGTTGATGCCGAAAAATACGCTGGCAACGTTTCTTGTGCGGCAAATGTTAACGCGCTAAAACCGCTAAGGTCGCCATAGGCTTGCCCAGTAGTAATACTACCGCCGCTACTATGTACGCCATTTGTTGCACCCATTAAAAAATAGTTGTCGTTATAGTCTTCGACAAAAATGTGTGTTCTAGCTTTTAGCAAGTCCGCAAGCTCGTGTTGCGTTGCCATATCTAGTTTTTTGAGCGTTACCGTTAAAGTTTGCTCATAAAAAATGCTACCATTTTCAGCCGACGACGTGATAGCTTGCTCTAAACCGTTGCTACCCTCTACCTCGTATTTAAAAAGGTCTGGCGTCCCAGTTATTGCGGTCAATTCGCCTGTTGTTGGACTTACTGTAAGGTCGCCTAGTGTGCCGTAGCTAGCAACGTAAAACGCTTTTATGCCACCTACAGAGCTAGTACAAGGCAATTTACGTCCGATACTTAATGAATTACAGCTCATATTTATATTATTTTAAAAGTTAAAAAAAAAGGTAGGTAGGCACTATACGGCTTACCCACCTTTAATTTATTGAATTATTTATTTACTATGCTAGAGTATAAAGCGTCAAGTCCTGTGAAACCCCGTATTGCGTTCCAGCTTGATACCTGAGAATTATGCGAACATTGTCCGAGCCGTCGAGGTCAGCCATGTCTAAAACCTTGGCACTTGTTTGTCCCATATCTTCTAGTAAAGCCGTACCAAAAAATAGGTTTGACTTTTCAGCCGCTACAATATGGTCTGCTGGCATACCAGGTGCTTTAAATATTTTGATGCCCTCAAACGTTAAACCGCCGTTGTCATACCAAAGTGAGCCTCTGTTGTCTACTCCATTTGCACCGCCACCGTTTCCAGCAACCGCACCGAAACCGCCTAGAGCGCGTACGTATTTTTGAAATGCGCCAGTAGGTAGGTATAAGTGTAAGTCTTCTTTGCCGTATACCGCCGCTGGTATTGCGTCTACTACTTTGCCTAGCTCGTCAATAATATTGTCAGCTGTAAAGGCTGTAGCTGTTACGCCTGGTACGTCATTAACGTTAGCGTCAGCTAAGGCTGCTACAGTAATTCCTGTAAACTCGCCGTCGTTAGTACCTAGACCACCCCAGATAGACTGCTCTACGTTTTCAGCTACTTTTGCCGCAACGTGCGCCATAATATAGTCAGCAAACGATGTAGGTAGGTTTTTGTATGCGCTGTTGCCCATTTCTAAAGCCAAATAGTCGCTCAAAAAGTCCTTTTTACAAAGTTGCAAATTGACGTTAAAAGGCTCTACTTCTAAAATACGCTCGCTCAATGTAACCTGGTCGGCTGTTACTGTAAAGTCGCAAGTCGCGTCTGTTACAAGTCCTGTAGTGTCTAATTTTTTTACTACTTCTTTGTATTTTACATTTGGTTTTACGGTAATACCGCCTTTTTCGATAGTGTCGCCAGATAGCAACGCCGCGGAAATTATTTGCCCTAGGTATTGCCCTTCATAACTTGTAGTAATGGTGTCTACAGATCCATTACCAGTAATTGTACGTAAGTGTGTTTTTCTCATTTTAATTTATTTAAATGTACTTTTATTATTTATTGAAAATTTTGTTGAATACTCGGTTTTGAGTAGTGTTTGCTTGTGCGCCTTGGCTGTACAAATTAGCGTCTACTGTTTGTTTTGCCTCTGGGTTATGTTTCATAGGCTTACGAGCTGGTTTTTGACTAGACATTTTTTCTTTTTCTTTTTCGTCTTTGTCTTCCATACTTTCGTATTTTCTTTTTAGCTCTTCGACTTGCTCTTTTACCTCTTCTAATACAGGCGCAACAACCTCTACGACAGCCTCTACAATAGCGGCTACCTCTTCGGCTGCAATTTCTGGCACGTCTTCTACGACTACCTCTTCTAGCTCTTCTTTTTCCTCTTCTTTGTCGTCTTCGTCTTCTAAGTCTTCTACTTCAAGTTTTACCTCGGCAATAGTACCCTCTTCGGCGACTACAATAGTTTGACCGTCAGCGGTAATATACTCGCCTACTGGCAAAGGTATACGCTCGTCGTCAGAAACGATAAAAACCGCTTGTCCAGCCTCTAGGACGTCTGCCTCGATAACTGTTTCGCCGTCTTCTAACGTCATCTGCGCTAGACCTACTCTAGCACGTAGCAAAGTTTTAATTTGCTTTAACATTTCTGTTGCTTTCATATTTATTATTTATTTATTTAGTGTTTATCTCCAAAAGTCAGCAAAACCAACGTAAGGCTGTACCTCGTAGTATTTTCTTTTTGCGTCGTCAAACAAAACGTCGGCGTTGTCTACTCTTTGTTTTAGGTCTTCGTAGCCTGGGTATACGTCGCTAGGATCAATGCCCAGCTCTTCGCTTTTTACCTCTAGGTCGTTTAATGCGTTACGCATAATTTCGGCAACCTCTTCTAAGTCTCTAACGTTACCGTTTACCACAAAGTCGTCTAGGTTGTTACGCATTTTAAAGTCGTTGTACTCGTCCATTATCATATCCCCCCATTCGTAAGCTAGCCAGCTAGCGTCGCTTTCGGCATAGTCGAAACGGTCTAAGTTGTCTTCAATGTCGCTAAGAGCGGACAGTTTTACTGCCTGTTTAGCTGGTTTTAGTTTGTCTACAATAGACAGTACAGTTTTGTTTGTATTCATAATTTATACGCTTTTACTTTCGTCTCTAAATTGTTGTTGTTGCATAATAAAACGTTGGTCTAAGTCTGCTAGATATTCAATTTCCTGTAAATGCTCGTCGTAGTCTGGGTATACGTCTACTACGTCTAGCCCTAGCTCTTCGGCTTTTTCTTTAATTTGTAGTAATTTGTCTCTGTCTGCGCTTACGTCGTCTGGCGTTAAAAACGCCTCGCTGTTTTGAAAATAAACAGAGTAAATATCCCTACCTATTTCAAACCAAACGTCAAATTTTTCGTCAAACCATTCCTCTACAGAATAAGACAAACGCCCTACTTCGTCTCGTAAACTTTCAAACTCATAGTCTAGCTCGTCTACTAAGCCTAGAGCTACTTTTTGTAGTTTGTCTTCTTTGCGTTTTTCAGCTCTTAGCTGCGCAGCGTGTTTATTCTCTTCAAACAGTCTGCTAAATACTCTATTTTTTGTTGTCATAGTTTTATATGTCAAATAAAAGGTTATGCCGTAGCATGTCGCCAGCTATTCTCTTAGCGTCTATAACAGCGTTTACTGCCATTACGTAACCGTCAATTTCTTTTGGCTCTAAAAATAACTGTTCGGCTAAATTTTCTACCTTAATTATCAAGTCATCTAAAAGCTCTATATTACTATTTAGGTCGTCGTATGTAATAGCTTTGTAGTCATTGTAAAACCTTACGTCGTCTGTAAGTTTGTCTAAAACGTTGTTTACGTTAATAGCAATATCAATAGTTTTCTGCCCTGTTTTACCTAGCTCGCTTAAATTTGATGCGTTTATTCTAAGTTCGTCAGGAATACTGCTTAAATTTGTTTTAGTTTTTTCTGTATTTTTAAACAGCTTATTAAATACTCTTTTTTCTGTACTCATAAATATATAACGTTAGTTTGTTTTTTTTTGCATTTTTAGTTTCGTACCGCTGTTATGTTTCCAATACCTTGCGCCCATAGTGATCCGTCGCAACAGTCTATGCTGTAGGTTTTTTCGTCTTTACAAAGGCATGCGCGGCTACCGCCAGTTGGCGACGCGTTGTTGCCTCGTTCTACTTGGTAATTGTTTTTGCGTTTACGTCTATTCATAAAATTATTTTTGCGACATTTCAATTAACGCCTGTTTAATTTTTAGTAGCTTTTTAGCTGCCGACAATTCAGCGGCTAGGTCTTCGCTTATTTGCTCTTTTGGTCTTTGCGCTTTTTCCGCAAAAAACCCCTCGATACTAAAACCCTTTATTGTACCGTCGACTTTTGCCATTTCCCAAAGTTTAGGGTTGTTTACTTTTACCGCACCTACCCACGTACCGACAGGCAAATTAAGGTCGTATAAATTGCTTTTGTCTTTTTCTTTGTCTTCGACTATCCAGCTTTCGACTAGCGAAACGCCGTCTACTTCTTTTATATGCTCGTAAGTAGCATTGTTAGTATTGCCTCTTTGTAAATATAACTCGCTAGCCTTTTTTACAGTCTCTTTTGTAAAGTGTATGTAATACTCTTCGTCGCCGTCTTTACGATATATCATTTTGTTAGGCACTAAAAGCGCACCCATAAGTATACGTTTGTCGTCGTCTACAGACTTAAATTTATATTCCTTGTTATTTTCTTTTAACGCTACCCAGTTTTCCTCAATGGCTGGGTACTCTACTAACGAAATAGCGTCAACGCCGCTGTACTCGTCTGTCTCGTCTATAATTAGCTCTATAATTTTCATATTTATATAACGTGTTAAATTGTTTTTTTGTTAAATGCTCGCGTCTGCTACAGTTTTACGCTCTAGCTCTTGCGCCGTACTAACGTCAGACGATACTACGTAAGACCTGGACGGCTTGTTTGATGCCTCGGCTATGGTGTCTGCTAGTTGGTTTGTACCGCTGCCACCTACTATGTTAAAAGCTGGCGCTGCTGGACGTCCGCCGCTTACACTACCGCCGCCGCTGTCGCCGCCCTTTACGCCTTTGGGTTTTTGTACGCTTTTAATTTGTTTTACAGTTTTTAAACCACTTGCCAAAACAGCGACGCTCGCAACGCCTTTTTGTATTACGTCAAACGGTGATGGCAATACAGACTTATTAGCCCATACTTCACTAACCCCTTGGTAGGTGTTTATTGTAGCCGCTGCAATAGCTGCCGCCTTGCCAGCCGCGCTGTTTTTTCCTAGTATACTAGCTATATTACCAAAAGTAGCTTTTACTGCGTTTAACTTTTGTTTTTTTATAAGCTCTTCGCGTGCCTTCTCTTCGTCTGCCTCTTTGTCTTTAGCGTCTTGTATTTTACCAGCATAGTATTTTATTATGTCTGCCTTTTGTTCTTCGGTTGCGCCTAAACGTTCTAGCTCGGCTAACTGTCTTTGTTGCTCTAGCTCTAGTTTTTGACTTTCAAGCAACGCCGCCTCGTCTTCGCGCTTTACTTTGTATTTGTCTTGTATTGCGTCAATAGCTTGCTGGCGTTTTTCTTCGGCGTCTGCCGCTTTTTGTGCGTCCGCGTCAATTTTAGCTTGCGCCTCTGCCTCTTCTTTTTCTTTTTTAGCCTTTTTTTCGTCAGCTATTTTTTGGTCTTGCGCCTGTTGCTGTAGTACATAGCCGTCTCTAGTGTTTTTTAGTTTAGTAAGTTGTTTTTCAGTTTCGGCTATAGTCTCGTCGCCTTTGGCTGCCACCTCTTCTGGATCAAAAAGCAATTCAGCTGTACCCATTATAAACCCCTCGGCTAAACTTGTGCCGCTGTCAATTAAACCTAAGCTAGCTAAACCTTGCGACAACGCGTCTACCATTCCTAGTAAAACTACTATTGGTGCGCCTACTAAGGCTACAAAACCAGCGACTATATTTCTGTTTCTGGTAGCTGTTTCGACTTGTTGCTCTTTTATAACCTTTTGGGTTTCTAGTTGAGCCTCTAGCGCCGCGATAGTTTCGTCGGTTTGCGCCTTTTTCATATTTAATATTTCGCGCTCGCTTTTGCCCTGTAGCTTTAAAGTGTTTGAAGTTGCGCTAATTGCGTCGCTGGCTTGTTGGCTTGCCGCTACGCTTTGTTGTTGCGTCGCTAGTAACGCCTCTTGTTCGGCACTAACGCCAGAAACTAGCTCTTTAATATCGTCCCAGTAGGCTACAATTAACGCTAGGGCGACTACTATTGCGCCTATACCAGTAGCTATAATAGATGCCTTTAACGCTTTAAAACTGCCAGCTAAACCCTTAACCGCGGCAACGCCACCCTTTGCACTATTTTTAAAGTCCTGTAAACTACTTACTGCGCCGCCTGTAAGTTGGTCTAGTAATTGTATACCTTCGCGGTTTCTGTCCAGGTCGTCGCTAAATTTATTTAACGCAACGCTAGTTTCTTTTATTTGCTTTACAGCGTTTTTGTTTTTTACCTCAAACTCTACGCCTATTTTTTCAACGCCCATTTGCTTTGTATTTTAAGTTGTTTGTAACCGTCTTTTAGGGTGTTAGGTAGTTTGTTTTTGCCTTGGGCAATACGTATGTTTTCTGTCTCGCCGTTAGCTTGCTGTAGCATTTCTAGTATTAAATTTATCATGCCTCTATGTTATAGTCGTTTAATAGCTCTAGCTGGCTTTTGCCTGTAGACAAGTTTGTTGTCAGCTTGTTAATTTGGTAATTGTTACCAGCAATTATAATTCTATCATTCATTTGTATTGACAATAAAACCGCTGTTGGTAACATTACCTCTACTTTTGTTATACGTTGTTTTGGGTTAAATACGCCCTCAATATATTTTTGGTATGCTGTAAACAACGTGTCTGTGAAATTTAGTAAACCAGTCCATTCGCTTATTTCAGTAGCAAAATTTAACTGAAAATTACCGTTTGCTGGATCAAGCGCGTAATGATTAAAAGGTAGCGACCTAGGGTATCTAGTTGTATCGCTTACTGGCACGTTGTCTTGGTCGACCTCGTTAACAATAGAAATTTGCGGTGTGTCGTTTCCGCCGCTCAAAGGGTAAAATAATAATGGTTTAGGTAATTGTGCGTTTTGGCTTTTATCTACAGACCACCCCCATTGTAAACCTAGTTGAGTACCGTTGTTTTCGTCGTTTAAACGCTCGTAAAGGAAATGACCAAAAGGCGCGGTAACTTTATATAGCGAGCCTGTTAGGTCGTTTTGGCTATTATTGTACGCTAACAAACCCCAGGCTTTATTTTCTATTTCGCCATATTTATTTGCTAAAAAACTTTTAGTGTCTGCAAACTCAAATTTAACTTGACGGTAGGGTA